ACAAAATGTAGGCAAGGGACGTTGGTTTGAAGTAGTAGAACGTGTAGGTATTGATAACCTGACTAAAGAACGTACCATCATTAGACAGATGCGTGAAGCATACGAAGGTGCTAATGCCAAACCCCTAATGCCTATGCAGTTTGCTGGTATGATATTGGAAGGTGGACTAGTTGGCTATGACACAACAACTACCAGTGGTGGTGCAGGCATGCGTATCTTTGGCATTGGCAAACAGACACAATGGAGTCAGGATACCGTAACAGTTAGTTTAAGAGCAGTTAGTGTTAACACAGGTAAAGTGTTAGCTACAGTAACAGTACAAAAAACTATCCTAAGCACATCGGATAGTGCCACTGCCTTAAAGTTCTTTGATGCCGGCACACAGGCATTTGAAGCAGAAGCAGGTTTAACAATTAATGAACCAGGAACATACGCTGTAAAAGCCGCAGTCGAAATGGCAGTAGTAGAACTTATTAAAGAAGGTGTGTCTAAAGGAATATGGGAATATAAAGATCCAGCGCCACCGGTGGCTGTTGTAACTCCAAAGGTTGAAGCTAAGGCACCAGTTATTAGCAGTGAAATAAAAGCGGAGGAAAAGAAAGATGTCGTGGTTCAAAATCAAACCCCCCAAACAGTTGCCGCCCAGCCTACTGCCCCATCCGGAGGAAAGGAGAGTGAGTCCGGCAACGGAAAGAGCGATGAAGGAAACAAAAGAGAAAGTAAGGCCGTTGAAGAAAAAACAGTAGAAGCTAGACCGTTATTTGGACAACGTAAATTAACAGAAGCTCAATACATCTACAAAGAGCCAGACGAGAAGAGTCAAAAAACTTGGCAATTTAAGAAAGGCACACTAGTAAATGTAATACAACCAGGAAGTCAAGGTTGGGTTAGAATAACAGACAGCGAGAGAAGAGGCGGATGGGTCCGCACAGAACACTTAGAAGAGGTAAAGTAAGGTGTTGATTTTTTTACACCTGAGGTGTAAATTTTTTAACACTGTTGTAAAAATAACAGCGGAGCATTATGATTCATAACTAACCATTAAATATTTTACAACGTATTTGGCAGAGAATGCTTTTTTATCGAGAAAGGAAGTGAAAAGAAGGAAAACATAACAAAAAAATAGGAGCGATATTAGGAATTTATTATCCTAATAATGAAAAACAAAATGATTAGAGGTTTAACAGGCGGTGGTGGGTTGTCGAGAAAATTACTCACAATTCTGGTATTGGCTGCAATGCCAACGCTGGGCTTTGCTATTGACAATAGTATCTACATTGATCAGAGCGGTGATAATGCAGTACTAAACATCACCCAAGATGGTCCAAGTAATACCGTCAAGGGCATCGTAAATAATGCTCCAGGTACTAAGGGCGTTGATGCTGCCACAATATCTGGTGACAATACACAACTACAGATTAACCAAGTTGGTTCGGGTAATACTCTGTCGTTGCAATCAACTGGTTCTACGGAATCAGGTAAACGCGACACAACTATCAATTATAATGTGACCGGTAATAGCGCACAGGCATTGATTAAAAATACAGGAGCAAGTAACCTCATTGATATCACACAAACAGGTGATAACACAGTGTTACAATCTCGTGTAACTGGTGCTCGAAATGAAGTGTCTGTAACAACCTCAGGAGACGGCGATAGTGTTATTTCCACTATCGTAGGTGACGACAACATTCAGAATATTACCAAGTCTGGAACAGTTGGTGGTAACTCAACTACTATAGCAACTACAGGTAACAGTAATACAATAGGAATCAATACCAGCGGATATGGCAATATCTTTAGTATTGAACAAACTGGCACAAGTAACGGTATCAGCATTGGTGGTTACACTACAGGAACAGCGTTGAATGGCAATGACAACCAAATACAACTTGTGCAAAATGGTAACAGTAACAGTATCGATTTAGGAATTACAGGAAGCACTAACTATATCGGAGTTAACCAAGGTTCTTCCGGTGCAGGGCAAGAAGCTAAGATTAAGATTAACGGTAGTGGTAACAACGTTAATGTTAGTCAAGGTGCACTGGTTCCGTTGTTAACATTGCCAACACGATAAAGGTGAGACGTGGAGACTAGAGTATGGACGCTACTACTATGCGGGCTGTTGTTGCCTATATCGCAGAGTTACGCCGCGATAGGGACTATCACCGAGCAATTGAACGCAGCAGTCACAGTGGAGAGAAAAGCTCAGAAGATAATCGGAGTCAAGGGTACCGGAGTGGAGATGCAGGATTCACTCCGAACTACCCAGGGCAAGATAGGCATAACATTTGAAGATCAAACCCGAGTACAAATCAACGAAAACTCAAAATTAGTCATAGACGATTTTGTTTATGATCCAAAAAAAGGATCCGGTAAAGTAGCTCTTAATATGGCACTGGGCACTGTGCGTTATGCCAGTGGTCAGATTGCCAAACACAATCCACAAGCAGTTAATATCAACACACCTAGTGCCACAGTAAGTGTGCGTGGTACAGACTTTACTGCTACTGTAGACGAACTAGGTCGCAGTACCTTTATTCTTTTACCTAGCTGTCCTAGTGATCGTAATACACGAACTGTTCAAGACATTGAAACAAACTGCAAAACTGGTGAAATTATAGTTGAAAGCGATGCAGGACAGGTCATACTAAATCAACCATTCCAAGCAACTAGAGTAGATAGCAGAAGTGCTCCACCTAGCCCTCCTACTATTTTAAAACTCAGCGAAGGTGCTATCAATAATATGCTGATTGTTGCACCACCAAAAGAATTAGATCAAAGAGATCAGAAAACTAATGTTAAGTTAGAAATGAAAAATTCTTTAGATATGGACTTCCTTAAAGAACAAGGATTGGCTAACGTATTAGATGAACAACAGAAAGAAGTCTATCAAGACAAACTTGCCAGAAACTTTCTTGATCAAAATTTCCTTGCCAACATACTCGACATTATAGATGCAATGATGAAAGCACAATTGAACGTTTTAAATAATACCAGCAATAAACTATTGCCAGACTACAATGCTATAACAGGAGTAACTGTAGACATACAAGAACCAAAAGTTACTCTAGCACGTGATGATGGTAGTAATGTTATGAGTGTAACCGTACCTACAACACAAAATACAACAATGTACTTTACACAAGGTTCAATGGACACAATTAAAAATCGTGTTAACAGCGGAGGCAGCACAGTTATTACGCTGATACAGAAATGAGATTATTAATACTACTTTTAGTTTTTACTATTGTTGGACTACAATGTTCTAGAGCCAAAGCAAAAGATAACACTGTTGATATAGAACAAATAGGATCACATAATACAACCACGATAGTACAAGACGGCAGTGGACATAGTGCTACTATCAAAGCAGGTACTACATCCGATGTTGATTACAATACTTTTACAATTACACAGCAAGGTGCTGCAAAAACAGCCAGTATAGAATTAAAATCTGGAGTCAGCAATACCTTTAACATACAACAAGACGGCACAGGCAACCATACAACATCTATACAAAATATGATCGGATCAGGCAATAGTTTTTCAGTAACGCAACAAGGTGCAGGCAATCATTCGTTCACAGTAACAAATCCAAACAACACCACAAACAATGGCAATACTGTAAGTGCTACACAACAGGGAGGTGCAGGTAGTGATAAAACCTTCAATCTATATCTAAGTGGTGCTACAGGTGCAGGGGTTACAGTTAATCAGACCAATCCGTATACCCCCGACCAAGCTGGTATGAACATACAATGTAATCCGTGTGGAAACGGATGGTCATATACCAAGTATTAACCAGCATTATAATTTTTCCATAACACAATCTAAATACAAGTACATAACCGGGAGCGAACCGAAATGTTTAAGAGAAATCTATTGGCGGCTATTATTGCCACCGCATTATCAACCTCTGCTTTAGCAGGGAATGGTATATTACAAAATGAATATATCAAAGCTGGAGTTAATGAATTAACTGGTACATTAGGATCTGGCGGAAATACCAGTCCAGGATTGTTATACAATAACGCTGGAACCAGTACATGGAATACATCCTACGACTATCTAACACCTGGAAGTCCATTTGAAGGATTCACAGTACGTATTGAAGATAGTGCCGGTACGTTAATTCGCACTTATACAAATAACAATGCTGGTAACATGAGAAACGTTACAGGCGCATGGGTAGGAACTCCTTCTGCTAGTTCAGCAGTATGGGCCGGCTCAACATCAGACTTTAATCTACAACATACGTATAGCTTACCAAGCGGACAGAAATATATTGATATCGATACACGCATCGATGCATTAGTTGCTATGCCTAAACTATGGTTTGGACGTTTTATCGATCCAGACGCTGTAGCAGCCGCCGGGGATAGTTCAGCAACAGATAACGTTTTAGGATATGGTGCAATTCCGAGAACAAACGTTGTATTCTCAGAAGCAACTGTATCTCGCTATGCTTTAGGTTTATATTCAGCAGCACCAAACGTTAAGGCTGGTATTACTGGATGGTCAACAGATCCAAAGGCATACTACGCTAATGGAACAGCAGGCTATGGTTCATACACTGCCAATACCTATGGTAGAGGTGACGATACTATTGGTTTAGGTTTCTATATGAGTAATGTTGCAGTTGGTGATATTGTAAATTTTAAATATGCTTACATCTTTGGACCAAGTGCATTTGGTGCAGCAACCACTGCGATTGCAGGTGGTGCAGGTGGCGGCACAGCAGGAACTGTTCCTGGAGGTGGTACACTAGTAGACGTTGGTTCTGCTACATCAGCAGCGACCAGTTCATCGAGCTCAACTCCCACAGTCACAGGAACCAGCGCAGGAACTCCATTAGTATCATCAACATCGGTTAATGGTACCCCTGTAGTTACAACAACAACTGCAACTCCTATAGATACAAGAAGTGGTTTTAATTACAGTCAACAAACTGTGGAAACTGTAACTACGACAACTCCTGTAACTACTACAACAACTACAACACCAAGAACTATTACAACATACAGTGATGGTAGCACAACGACTGCATCTGGCACTCCAGTGGTTACAACAGCAACTACAAATAACGTTAGTGTAACTACAACTACAACAACAGTAACAGAAGCTGTTGAAACCAGTTTGCCAGTTATTACAGCAAGTTTAGCACATCACACTCCTAGTGAAACTAAAACTACACAAACAATTGCTAGAGAAACTACTACAAATGTAACTACTCCTATCACAAGAACAACAAATGTAGTAGTAGCTACAGACGGTACAACAACTAGTGATACAAGTAGTTCTACATTGTTAAACAATGTAGACACTTCAGTAGTCAATGAAAGTTTCAGTGGACGTATTGATCAGATGTCATATCTAACCAATCTAAACAAACAATTAGACCGCGGATTGAATATGGATGCTTTCCGTACAGATGGATTTACTGATGGTGAGAAAAACATAACAATGTATATCAATGCCAGCGGTTCTAAATCATCAATGGGCGACGGTTATAATGCCAACAGTCAAATTTATGGTTTAGGTATCGAAAAAGGAATCAAGGCAAATTGGAGATTAGGTGCTCAATATAATCGTGTTACTACTTCAATGGATGGCTCAGATTCTAAAACAACACAAGACAAAAATCATGTTGGTTTATTCTCTGTATACACAACAGAAAATGACACTAAGATTGTTAATAATTTAGGTTACGCAGATAACAGTATTAAAGGCAATAGAACGGTAGAAAACGTATTCAATAACAGTCACGCTACTAAAGGTGACAATCTATGGTTGAATAATAGAATCTATGCTCCGGAGACAAAAGGATTCCGTCCTTATGCTGGTGTTACTATTGGTCGTACAACAGTAGGCGGTTATACAGAAGCTGGCAGTATACAAAGTGCCAGAACTGTAGATAAAAACACAGAGAATTACACCTATGGTGAAGCCGGTATTCGCTATGAAAAAGCAATTAACGATTTCCGTTTAATTGGTGATATTGGCACAACAACAGACTCTGTAACAACAGGTGCTGCTACTATTGCTTATGCTCCAACAAAAACAGGTACTATTGCATTAACAGCCGCTACACAGCATGGTAATAACATTAACACAAACACAGTATCACTTAGAGGCATAATTAGATTCTAACAACACACATTTGGGTATAGCCTAATTCACAGCCCGCTTCGGCGGGCTTTTTTACGATAAATATACGATGCTTAAAAAAGTATCAATAATATCGGTAATTTTATTAACGGGTTGCGCAACAGCACCTAAACCGGTTTATTCGCCTCCACCTCCACCATGTGAAATGATGGTTGCTGGAAAATGTCAATCAATGTCAGCACAACAAAAAGCTGGCGCAACAAGTTTAGGACACCATGATGATGAAGATCTCCCTGCCAAAGCTGCCGCAATTCCACGTTAAAAAAATCCTAGTAAGTCCATGGACAGCACTGCTGACATTGGCGCTTATTTTAAGTATAAGAATCGCAGATCCTGTCTTTGTAGAAAGTGTAAGATTACGCTACTTTGATACATTAATCACAAGTAAAGAACCTGTACAGAATAATATCTATACTGTAAACATAGATGAAGATACAATGGCCAAATATGGACAATGGCCATTCAATCGAGAAGTATATGCAGACATGATTGAAGACCTGTATGCTCGTAAAGCAGGATTAGTTGTGTGGAACGTGTTAATGCCAGAAGCTGATCGTCAAGGTGGTGATCGTGCATTGGCACAGATACTAAAGCACTATCCTGTAGTGTTGGCAAATACTCCTGCACAGAAAACAAAGAATACACCAAAAGCTCCTGGTAGTGCTGTAATGAATTCAGATTATCTAGATCAAATTGTTACCTATCCCGGACTTATTGCTAATATACCTAATATAGAAAATTCAGCCGCGGGTGTAGGAACCACAAATACACTTCCAGAAGTTGACGGTGTTAATAGACGCATACCGTTAATTGTAGGAGTAGATGGAAAACTATATCCTAGCCTCGCTATGGAAACCATGCGTGTAGCAACAGGTAATGACACCTTCCAAGTTAAATTATTTCCAGGTGGTGTTGAAAAAATGAGATTACCAGGTGACGTAGGAATCATACCTACAGACAATTTAGGTCGTGTGTGGATTGACTGGAGTCAACAAAGTAAATCAGTATCAATGTCTAACTTACCGAAAGACTTCGGAGGTGCTATTGTTATTGTAGGAACTGCCGCAGCAGGCTTAGGCAATCCTGTGCCAACTAGTATCGGTTCAGTATGGCCACAAGAAATGCAGGCAGCAGTTATTGGCACAATGGCCAATGGTGTAAACATTCAAAGACCCGATTGGGCTGATGGAGCGGAAATACTAACATTATTAGTATTAGGTTTAATTATAATTGGAATGTCGAGGTGGACTTATGCAGGTATTCTTATATCTATTGTTGGGGTCATTGCCCCTATTGTTGCCAGTCGCTTGGGTTACAGTGAGTGGAGAATCCTGGCAGACGCAACGGCAAGCACGTTTGGTCTGTTGCTTGTGGCTCTTCATACTTATGGGGTTAAGTTTGTAAGTGAGTTCTTACAGAAACAAGCGATTAAGAAACAGTTTGCTGGTTACTGCTCTAAGGAAGTTGTAGAACTACTACAAAAAGATCCAGACTTAATCAAACGCGGTGTACGTAAAGACGTATCAGTTATGTTCAGTGACTTGCGTGGCTTTACACCAATTGGTGAACACTATGGAGATGATGTAGCTGGACTAGGCAAGTACATGAACGGCTACATGGATGCTATCAGTCAGCCGATGCTAGATAACAAAGGCATGGTTATCAAGTATGTAGGTGATGCAAGTATGCACATACATGGTGCTCCGATTGATGATCCTAACCACGCACACACTATTGTTAAAGTTGGTTTAGAGATGTTGGACAAAGTAGACGAGTATACTAAACTAATGGAAGCACAAGGTTTACCACCAGCCGCAATGGGTTGGGGTTGTAACAGTGGTATTGGCTTTATTGGTGAAATGGGTTCAACAGAACGTCACAGCTATGACATCTTAGGTGACATGGTTTCAACTGCGGCACGACTAGAAGCACGTTGTAAGGCTTATGGTGTGTTATGTATTATCGGTGCTGAAACTTATAATAGAACTAAAGACGATTTCTTCTATCTAATGCTAGACAACTTACAACCAAAAGGTAAGACTGTAGCAGACTTAATTTACACAGCATTACGTACACGTGGTGTAGATTATAGCAAAGACAAAGAACAACACGAAAAGATGCATGCCTTATACAAACAGAAGAAGTTTGATGAAGCGGCTGCAATGTGTAAAAAACTAATTGGTAACTTTGGTGGACAGATGGACAAGTATTACAAGATCTGGATTGAACGTTGCGACTTCATGAAGCAACAAGACTTACCAGATAACTGGAATGGCGAATTCATCGCTCACGAAAAGTAATCATGAGAGGGTTATTACTGCTACTGTTACTGGTGCCATCTCTTGCATTTGGTTATAAGCTCACTGCCAACAGTTGGATAGTTGCCGACGGCGATGGTAAAATAATACAAAGTGAAAATGCAGAACAACAACGTGCCATTGCTTCAATTACTAAACTAATGACAGCAATGGTTGTTCTCGATGCCAATCAAAACTTAGATGAGCAGATTGGCAAATACACTCGTGCCGAAACAATACAACTAGCATTGGTACACAGCGATAACAAAGCAGCAGATACTCTGTGCGAACATTATCCTAATGGTAGGGAATCTTGTATACGTGCTATGAATACCAAAGCTCAGATGTTGGGCATGACAAATACAAAGTATGTAGAGCCTACGGGTCTCAGTATTTTTAATGTCAGTACTGCTGTGGATTTAATTAAGTTGATTATCGCTGCTAAACATTATGCTGAAGTTGTTGAAGCTGCACATACTCCACAAGTTAAGATTAAAATGAAAAAGAAATGGTTCTTCTTTAAAAATACAAATCCTATAATCGGACAGCGACACGAGTTTATAGTCAGCAAAACTGGCTACATAAGAGCCAGTGGAGGTTGCATTGCTATGATGCTTGATACAGAACTAGGACGAAGGATCGTTATTGTATTAGGCAGTAAGAATACCAAGACACGTATTCCTGAAGCAGAATTTATTGCTACAAACTATTAGCCGTTACCGCTAGCAGCTTCTTTGTCGTCACCTGTCTTTGGCTTTGCGCCAATCTTATCTGCTTCATCCATTGCATCATGAAACTTCTTGTTAGCCTGTGCTTCAACTAACGCAGTTTCCATAACACGATCACTTTCAATCATTTTACCACGTAGGTGTAATACTGTATTAACCTTTTGATTTAGTCGAATCAAATCGTTGTCTAGCATACGGATACGATCGATAAGAGCAATCAACACTGTGTTGGCATCGCTGATAACAGGCTTAACTTCTTTAGTGGCCCATTCCCAAACATACTTGATAATGAAACCCATACCAACTGCCATGACAATTGGGAACCCATATTTGTTTACTAATTCTACAACATCCATATCTTTCTCCTTATCTTACCCAGTACCAAATTACGCCTGGGTGATTACCGCCGTCGATATTGCTCATCCACGGTGCTGGATACCAACCTTCTTGGGTAATTATTGTGCCCCACCAACCGCCACGGAATCCGTCTGTGGTTAACCAGCCATTGTTAATACCTATACCTACCCAAGGCATACGTGCTTCTAGACCTTCAGTACCATAGTCCCAAGTATTACCATTATACTCAAAACGTGCTAGTTCTGTAATGTTCTTGCGCCAACCCGGTGTGCCTAATTGTTCATCACCTAAATTGACATCTTCAAGTGTTTGTATAAATGAGTATGCTTCGTTAGCAGTCCAAGCACCACCCAAGGATCCGTGTTCGTGAGCAGTTAGCATATAATCAAACCCTAACTCACTACGTTTGATCTTGTCAGCCCAACTTAGTATGCTGTAGTTATGGTCTGCTGATTGTACATCATAAGCAACTAATTGTGCAGGGGGTGTTGTAGCATTACAACTATACACTTGCTCCGGAGTCCAGCTGCCACCTGAGTTCTGTACAACCAATGTCCAACCACCACCTAGTGTAGTCATATCACAATAGACCTGTACAGGATCACCGTCATTAAAGTCGTCATTACGAATCCAGTATACACCATCTTCGCTGTCTGGATAGTCTTGTTTGATCTGCCAAGCACTGGTACTGTATTCATCTCTAGTCTTGCCGTTAGGTACTCCCAATGCCTTATTACGTGCTATAAGTTCTGCCTTTTCACGTGCCAGGATAGCCTGCTCTTCTGTGCGTATTGCAGCAACCAATGCCGTACGATCTCCAATACTCAACGTGTCATAATAGTTTAATATAGTTTCTTGATTCACAATCTCTTCCTCAGTGGTATTTTCTACTAATGTGGTATTATTAATTTGTCGAATAATAGTACGCGGTACATTGGCTCTAATATAACCATATCCGTTAGCATCAATATTAAGAATTATATTGACCATACTTATCTACAGATGTATCCAAAAAAGAATCCAACTACCATTGCTATACTACAAAACAATGCTACATCTTTGTCGTGCCATATAGGTTGTTTCTTAAGATACTCTTGTGTATGTTTAGGGAGACTATCCCACCATTGTTGATACTTGCCCATTTGCTCTCTCCCCTTCTTTAATGAATTTTACCAATGGATCGCATTTAACTAACATTGCTCGTCCGTTGATGTTAGTGATCCTAAAATAATCACCATGCTTCCAGCCGAGTTTGTCAATGTTTAACTCAGAATCAAATATAATGCCATTGGGGTTTAGATCCCAATCATAATCATAATGTAACATCAGTCTCTTCTCGCATCGTTCTTACCGTCTGCTCGTGCAATACGGTCTACATCAGGACGAAGTCCTAGAGCATTTGAAACGATTGTGTCAATACGTACAACATCGTGGTTCATAGTTTTAACACGATTATCAAGAGCCGTGATAATGCCAGCCATACCTTTGATACTGCCCAAAACGCCCTGTAGTAATAGTTTAATAGTTAAGTATACGAAATAGCCACCAGCCAATGCTGCCGCAACTGGCATGCCCAAATCACCTATTATTTTGAATATCTCGCCCATTTTT